TTTGTTGAAATATCAGCAATAACAATCGAACGAACAGCATCTGTTCCTAAAATTTCACTGTCTGCTAATCTCACAATGTCATCGTGTACAACGTTGCCACTATATCTGTCGAAGCTAAACGAAATAGATGGACTAAACGCCACAACGTCAGTTTGCTCAAAGCTTTCATCAATATATCTTCTTGTGTATTCTATCGGATTTTTTGATGTATCCATTTTAGTAAAGCCGCACATTCTGTGATATACAACATTTCCGTTTTCGTCTTTAATGCCGTAGTATGCGACCTTTTCGTGTCTTTGTACTAATTTTCCTAACATAATTTATCCTTTCTGCCTAAAGGCTTTTTGTCTTATAATATAAAACAGTAATATTTGCTGTAAATACAGCCGTATCTGCCAGATATGTAACCTTATCCTGCATAAAGTCAACTTTAAGCGAAATCGCAATTTTATCTTCACCTAAATCCGGCAAAATCCCTCTTTCGCTGTTTTTTAAAAACCAATCGCTGACATTTTTTAAAAGCTCAGAATTTTTTAAGTTTTTTTCCATATCAATCCCGTAAGGCAGGCGTACTTTTAGCAAAAACGTACTTTCGACCAATTTGTCGCCGTCTGTATATTCTTTTGCCGTTTTATCACTCGATACGCCACCCAAGGATAGTGAATAAGGATTTTTTCCCAAAAAGTCAACATTTTTATAAAACTCCGACAGATACGGGCAAGTTTTTATATAGCTTAAAATATCAAAAACCATTTTTTGCCCCCCTACATCTTTACTTACACAAGACTTTGGTGTGACGTATACGCTTGCTGCCTAAAGAATTTTTAAAAACCGCAACAACAACTGCTGTATTTCTATCTGGCGGTGTTATCTCATTAGTCTTAACAAGCGAAATAATATCCTGCGGCAAAATATCAGCATTGTCATCTCCCATGACGCGCAAGGTAATATGCGCGTCACGGTTTAGTGTATCTGACAGATTATAGCTTTCGCCCGTTCCTGAAACAAGCACGTTTTTTAATTCTTTAAAAGACCAGACGTTTTTTTGCTCGTCATATCTGTATAAAGCTACTGTCTTTAAGTATTTCATAGGCTATTTCCCCCGTAAAGGCAGCCGCTTGTTTCAAGATAAGTTGCTAAAACATCCCAAGCTAAAGAATACATATTTGCGTTTTCCTTGTAGGAAATGCTGTAGCCATCGCAGCTTTCGCTCTTTATATTGTCGTGCGATATATCTTCGTAGAATATGTCGCACAACTCACAAAGTGCAAAACATACGTTTGTCTCAGCAGTCTTCACTCTTCCGCGTGTAGCACCGTAAAAGTATGCTACAGCACGGGGATAGACCTTTAAAAATTCAGTTGCTTCCAAAGACCCGCAATACACTTCTTTATAATAAGAATAATCAATCAGTTCCATAATATCCACCCTTTACTTATTCAGCTGTATTTAAGTAGATACCCTTTGCCTTGTTGTCGTAAACGAAGCAATCGTGATAGAGTCTGAACTGGAACTTCCACATATCCTTGTCCTGGTTTTCATCAGGTGTAAAGATTTTTGGCATAGCAAATTTTTGAACCTGCAGCACAGAACCCGGATATACTAACATAAAGTTAATCGTCTCAGCATCAGAAGCCTTAGAAAAACCGCAGCCTGATGTACCGTCAGCCAAATCTACTTTTGTAATAAATCTTGATGCAGGAACGTATACAACCTTCATTCCGTTATATGTACCCATAATTGTGTTAACAGCAGCATCACTACCATAGCAACGTGATACAGACTGATTGAGTAATAGCTGCAGGTCAGAGTTAACAAATAAAATTCTGCCCTCTTCAGGGATTTCATCTGCATCCATCTGCTTTTTAGCTGTGTCGATTGCATTTAAAATGTTTTCTGCTGTCAAGGTATCAGAAACCTTTGTGATACCTGCGCTATTTGCATACTTTGAAAATCTGTAAACATCGATTTCGGGTACCACCCACTCACGCATAAAGCTTCCTGTTACAGCACCAAATGCCATTCCTAAGGTTTCTTCGTTGTCCATTCTGTCGATCGATAATTCCTTACCACGTTCAACAGATAAAGTCATTGTTTCCCAAGTAGCAGTTACATCGCCTTTTGGGTAACCATCTGCTCTTGAATAGTCACCAAGACCTGTTGTAGATGTTTTTAATACCTGAACCTTGTTAGCACCAACAAAGTTCACCTGTGTGTCGTTGTCTAAAACCTGTGTAACTGACTGCGCCTTATAGATATCGTCAATTACGGGTAAGAATTTTTCTGCAAGTGTTATGTTATTTGACATATTTTAACCTCTTTCTTTAATCTAATTTTGCGCCGGCACGAGCATAGCTCGTGAAACCGTCTGTTTGTCCTCCTGAAGATGTGTGTCTCATACCCGATGCTTGAGTATTGCCGTAGAACAAATAATCACACTCTTCTTTAATTGTTTTTAACTGTTCGTCTAAGCCTAAGATTATGCCGTCTTCACAGCTTATCTTGCTTTTGTCAATTAAGGCACTGACCGCTTTTAAATTTTTAGCACCCGCAGATATCAACTTTTCTGATACTACACCGTTGATTTTAAAATTTTCAAGCTGCGAGCTTAAATCAGTTACACTTTTTTCAAGCTCTGCATTCTTACTTTCCAACTCGCATGCGTGTGCTTTTAATTCATCTGCATTCGATAGATTTGTTTTTAAACCTACATTTTCGTTTTGCAGACGTTCATTTTCTTTTTTTAGCGAATTAACGGATTCGCCGTATTGTGCCATAATTTTTTCTGTTACTTCCTTTGAAAGTCCCAGTTCCTTTGTTAAAAATTCTCTTTTCATTTTTCCTCCTACGCACTTTCACGGTATGCGAACCGATTTATTTAAACCGCAGATGTTTGACTTTGCAAAAGATTCATATTTTTAACCTTTTCTTCTGCTGCATCACGCGGTAATTTGTAAACACGGCTTATATATTCTGCCGCATCTATGATGTTGCTTTCTTTTTCTGCCAAAGCTCTTTCGGATATACTTTCAGTATCTTCGATAATAGAATCATCAAAATTTACGAAAATCTCAGTGCTTATATCTTCACCCAAAAGGTAAAGTACAGCACGAACAAGACCTTTTATAACCTGCTCCACTAAGATTTCGTGTTTTTTCAAATTCCTGAACAAATCTGACTGCTCCGACACAATCTGCGTAGCGGTCTTTATTTGCCCCGACTGATAGTTGTACTTACTTGAGCCAAATCCACACAAATCAGACAATAAATCAATATTTCGCTGCAGCCCCACTTCGTGGGCATCTGCTCTTATTTCCATATTGATTTCATTAATTGAAAAGCTGTCGGGGTCCGCCCCTGAAAAAGCATAAAACTCTGTGTCATTATCATCAAATACGGGCAGAATTTCACCTTGCTGTTCCATCTCAATTTTTGCCATAGATAAAGGAACAACAATTCTTTTCTTACCCAAACGATACTCGTTTTGATAGCTGTCATAAACTAAATCAATACCCTCTAAAACGTCGATTGCATTAGCAAAAACAGAAATTCCCAAGGGGCTGTCAATTGAAATATTGTTTGCAACATTAGGCGTTATAATCTGAAACAGGGGGATGTCTGATTTTGTATAAAACCTCTCTGCAATTCCATCTGGTAAAGCGACACTTTTTTTCGTACGCTCACAAATTAGCTTGTTTATGATAACATACTCACCGGCATCAAGTTCGTGAATGTTTAAATATGTATGCATCTCACCGTAAATCATCATACGGCTCGCAAAAGCACACTCGCGGATTTTTCCGTTTGAAAACGACAAAGGATAAATCATATCTGCCTTAACGTAATCAATCAAAACTCCGTCTTTGGTCTTGTGCTCGACAAAAGCACCTGTACCGAGTGCAAACGCCATTTCCACCAAGCGGTTAGCCGAGACCTTGAAGTTATTTTCTTCTAAAACCTTTTGTAGTGCTTTTTGTGCTTCCTTTGAAGAAAGGGTGATTTCGACCTTTTCGTTTAATAAAAGGTCCGCCCAGTCTTCGCATACACGTTTTGCCATACATAACGATTTTCTTGTTCTTCTTAGGACTCTTTTTCCGTTGTATTGTCGATATTCGTGAAAGGAATTAACCTTACCCTCGTACCACGATTTCCACAAATCAACAGGCATCATAAACCCATCAGGAATCGGCGTATAGCCTAAATCTTTTAATATTTTTTTAACCATTTCCTACTCCTTTTAAATTCTGCTTATCATTTCTTTCATATAGGGCTCAGCAGCATATTCTAAAGCGTCTAATGAATCCACGTTTAAAATCCCGTTGTCAAGCCGCACATCACTAGGCTCAGACTCATCCCAGACAGCCTGACAAAGGGCAGCTTTTACGTTTTCGCATTTTTTTAATACCTTAAATCTCCTTTGTGAAATAAGACTGTTAAAAAAGCGTATTCGGTCAAGAATTTTAGTTTTTTTAGCTCTTTTAACATCTATTAAAATATGCTCACGTAAAGCGGCGTTTTTAAGCCCTAAAATAAGCGTCGTTTCAGCGCTGTCACAATAGGCTTCTGATACGTTGTAGTTTTCCTTCTGCCGCCTGCAAAAATCAACAAACTCACGTGACAGGCGCTCAGGGCTTATCTG